TACCTTATCAGGGTAAAGGCTACGTAAAGATGGAAATAGAGATACAGATTGCAGATTTCGAGGGGTTGATCCAATCAGTACAGGACATGGCGGAAAAGTTGCCAGACATCATAAACGAAATCATGACAAATGATGCCAGCGATGGGAAGGCATACATGGATAGCCTGACACCAGTACGGTCTGGGAGACTCAGAGATGGAAATGTAGTTGAGGTAACGGGTACTGAACTGACTGTCTCGAATGAGGTACCGTACGCGGCTGACGTGAACTACGGAACACGTTACATGGCTCCTAGACCTTTTTACGACCCGGCAGTGGATTACATCGGCAGACAATTAGAGCATGACTTTGAACGGTCATTAGGATAATAGGATAATAGGGGGTTATCATGAGTTTTCCAGCGACAGGGGTAGGGGGAAAGGTACAACTGACCTCAACGACTATTGCAAACTTACAGAAATGGTCTGTCTCTGCAAAGGGTAAAATGGCCAACACGCCCGCGTTTGGGGCGTCGGGCGCATGGGAGACAAACACCCCTACGGTTAGGGGTTGGACGGCAACTGCAGATGGCTGGCCAGACAATGGGGATGCATCGCAAGTTACCCTGTTTGGCGATTTAAATGCTGTGGTGACGGTTGTGTTTAACATCGATGGCACGCATAACTGGACAGGATCAGCCATCTTGTCAGGAATTGACCCGGCAGCCGATGCCCAGAACATGACAACCGTGAAGTTTGCCTTTACGGGTACCGGGTCGCTTACCTACTCTTAGGAGGCTAGTATGAGCATTGTAGCGGGGGTCAATGCCGATGTGTGGCTATCAACACAGCCTGCAATAAGTACGTCTGACGAGGCGTGTACTGACTCTGGTGACCATATCACATACACGGCTGCAACCCATACATTCTGGGACGATAACCAGACGATGACGGTACAAAATAGTCCTGACGGTAGCACTACCTGGGTCACGGTGACGGACTATACCTTCTTGTGGGCAATAGGTCAAATCGTGTTTAATACTGCAAGGGTGGTAAACACGAACAATCATGTACGCATCCATGCGGGATCGTATTTCAATGTGACTCAGTTAGGCTCTGCCAACAAGTGGGCTTTATCCCTGAAAGGGAAGAGCACGAATACGACCTCGTTTCAAAGTAGCGGGGGATGGGAAACATTCACGCCCACTACCCGGGGTGCAACCGGTAGTATCGATACATGGCGTACTGATGGACGGTTATTTGCTGAGCTTGCTGCAAGTGAAGAGCAAGTGATGCTACAGCTTTTTGTTGATAAAGCCAATAGCCTACGATGGCAGTTTGCTGCCAGGATAACAGCAGTTGAACCTTCATCGGATGCGCAAGGCATGCAAATGCAAAAAGTCACCTTTGAAGCAAAAAAAGATATCTATTATCTCGCAACTTAATAGGAAAGAAACACACGAATGGAAGAACTTATCACGACCGATACACCAATAACCAATGGCGTAGAGCCTCCTGCACAAGCTGTTTTGAAGGATGCCGTTGCTATGAGACAGCACATCTTTGGACGCAAACACAAACGTCCTGAGGTACTTATACCCGTTCCTGAATGGGATTGTACGGTACTCATTGTTGCGATGAATGGCGAGCAGAGATACGAATACACTGGCTGGCTTCAATCACAAGATCCACAAGACCCTGCATGGCGCAAGAAACTCAACTTCCATCTCGTCTCGACTTTCTGTTTGCATCCTGAGACACGTAAGACCTTTATCCAGGCAGGGGACTATCGAGCACTCATGACAGAGGATGAAGGCGCTATCGTCGATATGTTGGCCCAGACTGTAGTACTGCTCTCGAAAGTGGATGGATCGACGGTAGAGCAAGCAAGAAAAAACTTGCTTGCGGTAACGAAGAGTACCGCTATCGACAACTCCAGGCAAGGTTAGACTACAAACATTTAGAGGATTTGCTTGCGGATCTTGATAGTGTAGAAATTTCTAACTGGTTTGCCTTCCTCATGGCAGAGGAAGATAGAGCCTATCGGCAACAGTTTAACGCACTATGTGCGGTTGCATCACTGATTTACGGGAAGAAGGAATAAATGCCAGATAGCACAACAACGCTTACGACAAAGTTTGTGGCTGATTCAACGGAATTTGCATCAGGTGCGGATAGGGTCGTCTCTTCTTCTCAAAAAGCTGAGGATGCTATCAAGGGGATAGCATCGGGGGCTGATAGTTTACATGATATCGGTACCGGGGCAGTCGATGCATCGGAAAGTCTAAGGGGTATTGACGCATCTGCTCAGCAAGCATCGGATAGTATGAAGATGCTTGGAGAAGCCAGCACAAGCGAAAACGAAATAGCGGATAGATCACAGCAAGTGGTCAAAGCGCTAGAAGGAGTTGATGCAGAAGCGAAGTCAGTAGCCGATAGCCTCAAGAACGTTAGTGCCTCTGCCAATAGTGGAGGCGGCATCACGACCATGACCGGTAGTATGCAAGCGTTTGGGAGTACGCTTGTGGACGTTACTAGCTCTGCTCTAGGATTTATTGCGACCGCTCAAATGCTCGTACAAGTGCTTCAGCAAGTGGCTGCCCCTGCCCTTGACGCACAACAAAACCTGCAACAGATGTCAGATAGCATGGGCGGGGATGTACAGGTTGCACACGACTTACAAGACCAATTGGAGAAGCTTGCAGAGGCTCTAGGTTTACCTACGGACGGGGTAGAGGCTGTTGGACAGAAACTCCTTGCCATGGGTACCGACGCATCAAACGTAGCACCTGAGATAGCCGCTATCGGGGAAGCGGTTGATGCGCTTGGAGGCGGTACAGACAAAATGTCTGCCATTGCAACATCACTTGAAAAAATCCAATCAGAAGGAAAAGTCACTGCTCAAAGCATGACCCGATTACAGGATACAGGTGTACAAGCCTGGCAAGCGCTTGCAGACGGATTAGGCATCACGGTACCAGAGGCAGAGAAGAAGGTAGCAGACGGGGCTATCACTGCTGCACAAGCCACAACCGCAATTGTAAAAGGTATGGATGACCTCTATAAAGGTCAACAGAGTGCAGGAGATTTTACGAAGCAGTGGCAAAGCTTTACTGACATTCTAGGCAAGGTTGCCACTATTATTGTTGGACCCGTGGTTGCAGGCTTGACCGATTTACTAACGCTTATTAACGGGGCTGCAGTTGGTATTACTAATTTCGGAGATGCATTAGCGCATGCATTCGGGCAAAAGGGAGGGACGAACCCGGCAGACGGCACTGCTCAGTTAGCAACCGCTATGAACAAATTAGACGGAGTAACAGACTCAACAACGCAGACTGCCCAACAATTTAATGCCGCCACAAACGATCTAACCCGTACGACAGGGGCAGCGGCAACCTCAGTAGGCAACTTATCAACGGCAACGGGAACGGCAACAAAGGCGCTTGACATTGGCGCTACCTACATGGCAAACATGAGAGCACAAACAGCCGCTTTATCTGATGCAGCTAATAAAACCGCTACGTCACTTGGAGACGTTGTACCAGGCTCATTACAGGACCAATTAGATACGGCTGGCCAGCATGCAGGCACACTACAAGCACACTTTACCGACCTGAGTACATGGAGTAGCGCAAAGACCGTAGATAACATCAAGGCTATCGGGGATGCCGCCAATCAAAGTGATAATTTCCTACAACAATTATGGCAGTCCATAACACGTGTAGGCAGTGCTGCAAGCATGGGAAACGGTGTAGATCTGCAAATCCCTCATTATGCAGGAGGTGGTACAAATATTTCAGGATGGGGCATTACCTCAGAAGATGGACCTGAACTTATCAACTTTGGCAGTGGGGGCGGGACGGTTGTACCCATTAACGGGAACGGTACAAGTATCTCTTCTCTTGCAGGGTCAGGCAGTAGTAACAACGGGCCGGTTACTTTCCAGGTATTTCTTGATGGGAAAATGCTTACACAGATGATAGCGCCGAACTTAGCGCCCGTCATGCGTGCGTACATGTCAGGGAGTCACTAAATGGGAACGATTGCATGTACCATAGCAGGGGTAAGCGTTACCGTCTTAGATGCCAGCATAGCGTACTCAGATGTGCTTGAAGCACGAAGCCCTTTAACGCTTACCGTAAAGGACAGTGCAGGTACGCAGTCCTTCCATCGGGGCGATCCTATCTCTATCGCTGATAGCGTGCTAGGCTTGCTGTACCAGGGCTATGTACAAACGGATGATCCGGTAAAGACTTCAGCCGATTCGAGCGTAACTGAAATCATGCATGCGCTTACCTGCACTGACATGCAATATTTATTCGACAAACGAACGAATAGCCAGAATTACACGAACTGGT